TTTTTTAGTTGTAACTGCCATTGATAATCAATGTATAGGATTGGTGCTAAAGTGGATTAATAGCCTACTTTTCTCATTTCTTCTATTTGAGCGTTAATGTCATCGACTGAATATCCAGGTTCATTTTCTAAATTAGATTTTATTTCTTTTACGTTTATTCTAAATTGTAAAGACTTAGGATCTTTAATATTACCAAATTTAGTATCTGGGCTTAACATCATGTCCATTGCTCTTTGTTTTGCATCCATCATGACGTTATCTACCATTTGATAAAATATTGCATTTTTATAATCATAGCCACCTACTTCATCTCCAGATATACCAAACCTACCAGACTTAGAAAATAAACCTTTGTCTACTTTTCTGTTGTCAGCTTTGTATTGTGCTAGTGATTCTTTAAATGGTTTGCTTTCAATTACATTAAGTAGTTCCTTACGTAAATGAGGATCCATAGCTAACTGTCTTTGAAACTCAGATTGCTCTGGGCCAGTGAGCTCTTCTCCTTTATATGATGTCATATTTGCATTAAGATCATATCTAATCTCTAGTAAAGCATCAGTAATAGGATCTTGTTTTTCAAAATCTATACCAATAGGAGATACAGTTGAGAACGCTCTTAAAAAGAAATTATCTGGTAATCTTCTTAGTTTTTTAGGTTCTCTTTCTTCGTTAAATACATCATATCGTTGTGGTAAAGCAGCTCTAAAAACAGAAGTTCTATACATTAACTTTTCGTTTAGACTTTCTAATTCTTTCATACTACCGTCTACAAGATCATTTATATCAGCAAGTTGACCAGTAAAAGGTGCAAAAGAACCGAGCACGTTAGCTCCACTAGATGTAATCATATCATTTGGTTTTTCTGCTTGAAATATGTTAGCAAAATCTGTAAGACCTTGTAGTGGCCCATTATCAACTAACAATGTACCAGCAATAAATGATAGTTTTGAAAGAGCATAGCTTACCTCTGATTCTCCAAGTATATCTCCTTCATGAATAAGATTAGCAATCACTCTAGCAAACGTAGTCCATATTTCTGCTCCAGAAAATCCTACATATAAATCTTGATCTGTTAGTGGTACTTTAAATCTAAAAGATAATGGCTTAATCCCTGCTTGTTGCCACATTTCTCTATCGCCTGGATCTCTTGGATAGTCACCTACAATACGACCAGTTGCTGCTAATCTTGCCATATAAGATATAATACCAGTACCAAATGCCATCTTACCTTCCATTTCTGCTATTTCGCCTGGAAGTGAACGGGCATCTATACCATATTTCTGTAATTCAACCATATCACCTCTTAACATAGCGTGATATTTTTTGTTAAATACAGCAGCAGCATAACTATGGTCAAATCCTAGTTTTAAACCATTAATAGCAGGAGTTAAGAATTTAAAAAAGATTGAAGAACCTGGAATTTGTGACAAAAGTTTAGTATATGCTTTTTCTATGCCTTCTAAATTTTTAGTAAGTGTAGCTTCATCTCCACCTAATCTAGCTAATTTATCAGAAACAATTTTATGTTTAATTTTAGTGCCATTTTCTAGAGTTTCTTCTTTATATCTAAATATTTTTGACTCAAATAATTCTTCGTACTTATCTCTAAACTTTACAAAATCTTCAACACTTGCACCAGACTCCATAGCTTCATGAAATGACTCTGACGCTAATCGTTGCATACCAATATTATATCTTGCTGCAGCATCACCAGCTCCCATACTAAGAGTAGAGTGCCTTACATAAGGGTTAGTATTAAAGTTTTCTAAGAATCTAGCTCCTGCATAACCCATGTCGGTTAGCTTATCATCAGTATACTTATTTTTAAAATATTGTAAATCTTTAAATTGTTCTGTTCTTCTTTCTATGGCATACTTACCAGTATAATCCATATCTTTCTTTTTAAAACCTAACTTATAGTTACGTAAAAATACCTTTAAGGTATCACCCATAGATTTAGTAGCATTATCTAATTCAAATAATGCTGATAATGTTTCTCTTTGTAAAAATTCTGCATCTTTAAAATCTGGATATAATGCTTTGTATCCTTTAGAGTTTAGAAAACCTACATCTATTTGAGATCTAGATACACTTAGTGGATTTAAAAATCCTAATCCTTTCATTATTCCTTTGTAATAAGCAAGAAAACCAGTATTTACTATAGCTTTTATAGGGGTTCTAACTCTACCTAAAAGAGCATTAAAAGAAACACCCATAATTTCTTGCATTACCTTAGAAGGCATAGCTTTATATCTTTGTCCTGCAGCTCCAGTATATCCTACAAAATTACCACCGTAAAGGTATGATCTTAAATAAGTACCTATATCATCTAGAGATAAAACATCACCATCTGTCATAGCAAAGATACGCATTAAATCTTTTATACCTGTTTCATCACCTGTTTCTTTTGCAATTTTTTTTAACTCTAACATATTTTGTTTCAATATTTCTCCATCTTTAACAGCTTCAGCAAAAGAAGAACCTCGTTTACCTGATTGTAACGTATCTAATACTTTAATATTACCTTGTTGCATTAGTCCATCAGTACCCCAAGCATACATATACTCTTTAGATTTGATAAACACTGCCTTCATAAGATCAGCTAATTTATCATAGTTTTGGTAAACTGTCAGACCATTTGACATTTCCAATGCACCTGTAGATAAATCAGAAATAGTTTGAGCTATAGATTTTAGTATAATCATATTAGCATCTTTTTCCAAAGGGCCAATAGTTTCTAAATATCTAGGATTACCCTCTGCATCCTTACCATATGAGAATGTTCTATACTCATCACTACCTTTTTTACCTTTTCTTAAAGCAGTAATACGTTTTTTATATTCATTTAAAATACTTTTAACATCACCTTTGGTAAAGTCAGCTATCTTGTGTAAGAAAGGTTCAGCTCTGTCTACAGCATATTTAGCAAGTCGTTCATAATCTTCAGACTTGTATGTTTTAGACACTTTTTTTGTAAAGTCATCCATAACTTCTCTAAATATCTTGGCTAGGTTTTTATCCCCTCCAGATACCCTTTCAATCATGTCTTTAGTAACTTGTTCTGCATTGTGTACAGGTGTGTTAGCTTCCTTAAAAATATCAGCTTCATCAATTAATTTAGTTGGTACTGCCTCAGTTTTCTTTGCATTGTCTGCCATATCATCTATAGCATTAACATCTTTAGCATAACTAACCTTTTCAAAATCATCAAACTGTTCTGGATTAACAGTAGGATCTGGTTGTCTACCTGCATTTTCAGAATCTAAAGATGTACTAGAATATCTTTTATCATTCCAGTTATCGCCAACACTAGCACCCTGATTTTTAGCTTTTTGAGTTAACTCTTCAATAGTTGCCTTTCCATCTATTCTAGTATCAATGTTACCAGATGTTGTTTCTTGTATAATATTATCATAGGTAAGTAAATCTTCTTCATTTAAATGTCTACGTACATACTTTTCTAAAGGATCCATAGGATCTATACCCTTACCAGATGCTAATTTAACTACAGACAACTTTTGTGCAGCTCTTTCAGCATTAATAACTTCTTCAAGCATGGCACGTCTAAATGCTTTAGCACCTTCTTTGTTACCAATTTCAACTGCTTCAGTAATAGATTTACCATTTTTTAATGCTTCTCTAGCTGTTGATCTTGCAGTTTTAAAACCACCTCTAATCAAAGCACTAAAGAAATAACCAATATGATTAAGACCAGCTCCTGTTGTTACAGTTTTAAGTCTAGCTTCCCATGCCGTATCATCTTCATCTACAGCTAATCTTTCCATAATTCCAGGTAGTAACCAAGGAGTATGTTCTTGAGCTAAGTTAGCAATATTAGCATATTCTGATGACTCAGATATAAGTTCTGCTAGACCACCTTCTGCAGTAATTTTCATACCTGTTGTTAAAAACTGCATAGGTCTATTAGTAGCAACAAACGCTCCTGCAGCTTTAATCTGTGGTACTTTAGTTAATCCTTTACCAACTAAACTTAAACCACCACCTGTCCATTGAGTTAATGTACCAAATTCTACTAAGCCTCTACCTAGTTTACCTAAAGCAGTAGTGTTTTGTGGTTCGTAAATATCAGGTATTTCAAAATAACTATCACTTTGGTATTGATCGCTAAATGGATTATTAGTTATAGGTTTACCCATAACTTTTTGTAAACCTGTGTTCATAGTATCTACACTAAGTTTAGCAAAACTACCTAAACTTTCTAGTGTGTCAAGTTTACCACCTACAAGAGCTTTAGATACCTCAGTAGCTACTGGCATATCTTCTCTTAACTGCTCTATGTTTTCTTCGTTACGTCTTTTACCTTCTTCTCTGATAGTTTCCCTATCTTCTCTGATCTGATCCTTAGATCTTTGATCTCCTTGAAATGTGTTGTCAACAAAATCACGTACATTGACAGCAGCATTTTCCATTGCACCACTAACTTGATTGGCAATTCCAAGTATACCACTGCTATCTTGACCAGCTTGTTTTACAGCTTCTAGTTGAGCACCACCGAGATCTGTCATGTCTGGTAATGCTAACTCTTCTTCTTCCACTATCTCCTCTTCTCCCCCTTGGGGAAGTTGATTTTCTAGTTCTTCCATTAATCTAAGACTCCTTGAGTTCTGAGTTTATGTATATATTTGTTAGCAAAAGCATTAATAGTAGGAAGTTCATACAAATCCATATTACCTCTTAAAACAAAAGCTACATGATACCTAGCTGCTAAATGTAAGTCACCTTCGGCTTTACGTAGAGCTTGGTTCCAAGATTTTTTGTTAAAGTAACTCCATAGTTGTCTTTGTACATCTTCATTCTGTCTATAACGACTTAGTGCCTTAGCAACATTAAGACCAGAAATTGGATTTTCTTGGTCTTTGTCGTTTGTTAATCTACCAATCATTCTTGCTGTAAATGGATATTTACCTATAGTAGGGTCTAACCGTTTACCAATAGTTAATTTATTTAAATCAGATGCTGGGTCAACAGTTTTACCATCTACTACTTTTTCAAGATGTAAATGTTCTCTATCACTTGCACCTGTGTTTCCTATCTCTCCGATATATTCTCCATTGTAAGCAGCACCTTTAACTAATTTTGGATTATAGTTTTTTAAATGTGCAAATCTATATGTAGTTCCTTCTGTATCTTGTATGTCTACATAAATACCATACTTGTCATCTTTACCATTTTCAACAATTATACCATCTTTCATTTGAAAGGCAGTATGAAAACCTTGAGTCCCATAAGTTCCTATGTCTATACCAGTATGATAAGTACTTGCACCTTCAACGGGTGCTTCACGTGTTATACCAAATCTATCTGTAATTCCTATTAATCTATGACCTACATACTGTTCTCCATCAATAATTTCTATTTCACCTGCATCAAGTTCTAAACCTTGTGTTGTTACTTCATTACGAATAACAGACGTAAAATCAAGGTTTTTCCAGGATTCAGTTAAAGTTCTTTCATTAGTGCCATAAAAATCATTAAGAACACGATTTATAACTTTAGGACTTGTATTACCTTTAGATTGTAAATTTCTCAAGATAAAAGCATTATCTGAGCTATTCATAAGGTTTTTAAAGTAATCAAAATCTATAGGTGGTTCTGCATCAAAGTCCATATTAAATACATTACTTTGTAATTTAGCAAAATCATAATCTGGTATATTAAATACCTGTGCTAATTTAGCTGCATTAGAGTCTGCTAAAAAACCAGATTCATCAAGATTTACATTTTTATAGATCTCATCTGTCTTTGGGTCTAAACCTTCTGCCTTTGCAGTAGCTATAATATCTTTTAGATTATTATTATCTAAAAAAGGATATATGTTTTGTTCTTTAGCTAAGTTTTGAAAACCGCCACTACCTTTTAATCCTTTCTCAATAAAGTATATACTGTTTTTATCAGAACGAGTTTGTGCATCGTTTATAAGACCACGCATTTCTATATCAGCTCTACGTATAGCTTCACCATAAGTAATTGGTCTACCATCAGCTTTTGCAGCATCTTGATATTCGTAAGCACGTTTTTTAATATTACTTAAAAATCTACTGTATGCAATACTAAATGTACCAGATGCGTCTGTAACATTACCTAAATTATCTATAGAAAAGGCTTTACCTTTATCAGCTAAAAACCTTTTAAAAGATAAAGCAACATCATCTACATCTTTCTTTTCAGACTCTGGATATAGCTCGTTTAAAACTTTTACTTGTGGGTTAGCTTCTAAATAACTTTTAACTGCATCAATATCTAAAGATGGGTCAGTTATATCTTGAAGTAAAATAACACCACCATTATCAATAATTTTACCTTTAATTTCCAAGATACTATCATAAGCATCGTTAGGATCTATAAATATTCTACTTGTAGAGTCAAGAACTGATTTAGTTGCAAGTGGATTGTTTTTAAGTAACTCTGTAACAAAGTCAAATTTTTCTTGGTCAGTTGCTCTCTGTTCTTTAGGTAACTCACGTTGTTCTTCTAAAAAACTTGATACTGAAGTTTCAACTCTTGCATTTTGAAATTTTGTGTTTATTTGATATCTTTCACTAACAGCTTGTTGTTTTAGTATACTAAGAGGTACAGCACCAAATTTAGCTACATGTAACTCAGATAAACTTTTAAAACCACCAGGTGTTTTACTTTTTACTTGTAATGCTGCAGATACTCTGTTATGTAAATCATTAGGATCTTTAGCTCTTGTAAAAGCATCTTTAAGTAAAGTTTCTAATCTAATAACAGCTTGATTACCACTAGATGAATTTTTACTAGCTTTTAGATGTGGTTTAACTAAATTGACATAACTGTTTAATGCTTCAGATAAATTAGGAGCACCTTTAATTCCATCTAAAGCATTGTTAACTTGTAAGTCTGCACCTTCTAACATAGTAGCAGCAAACTCATTATCTAACTCAGTAAACTTTGTTTTTAAATTTGTAGCTAAAACTTTTCTAGCTGGTTGACTTAATAATTGGTCTGTACTAATGTCACTTAAGTTACCTCTGTTAGCATCTACCCACTCACCTAAAATATAATTAGATGCTAGTGATAATTGACTTTTAGTTAAGTTAGGATCATTTATATCAAACCTAACACCATTGTTATCTAGTAATGTTGTTGTGTTTGTTTTTAACTGATTATCTAAATGAGCAGCAAAACCTTCTACTTTAAGTGCTTTATCTCGTACTTCATAACCATAGTTATATGCTCCAGAAAATATACCTCTAACTTTTCTAGCTTTTTCTTCACCAAATGGATCACCACTATTTTCTAATTTAGTAGCAAGATCATTACCAGTTTTTGTAATATCTAGTTGTTGATCTGCAGCAGCTTGTATAACATCAAAACCTCTACCTTCTGTTAATCCATAATTACCAGCAGCTGGATCATCTGGATCTAACTCTGGAGGTGCTGGTTCTACTTCTAACTCTTCTTCCATTCTAGCTGCAGCTCCAGCAGCATTATTGTACTTAATAGCATCTTTAGCTAAACTAGGTACAGTGCTAGTTAATAAATTCTGTAAAGTATTACTAAATTGACTAGCTAACTGTGCTTCATAATTAGATACTCTAAGAATGTTATTAGTTTGACGTTGCTCTTCTTTTGCTTGTTCTGCAGCGTTTTGTACTCTTTTGTTAGTTTCTTCTTTTGCCTGTTGCTCCATTAACTTGTTACGTTGGAGCTTTCTTTTTACATCGGAGGGCATAGATCTTTGTTGAAAACCTACCTGCCATTCTCCTTGTCTACGAAATCCTTTTGCCATTATGCTGATTTGGTACTCCACCAAGGTAGATCTGAACCACTAGCATGACCAATGCCAGATCCTGTTTTTACTGCTGCACTAAAGCCTGTCATGATCGACCCTAACATGCTTGGTTTTTCTGGGTTTGCCATTTTAATTGGTCTTACAGTCTTGAACTCAGCTATAGGAGCCATAGGTGCAGCTATGACACTGTTATATGCTTGAGAATCTGCAGCGTACTGACTAAGAAGTGTGTTGTATTCTTGTAAGCCAAATGACTGCCTTGCATTAAATAGACTTGCATCTACTGCAGCTTGGGCTTGACCTAGTTTACGTTCTTCATCACTAACAGTTAACATAGTAGATTGTCCTGCTGACATCCCACTTGCTAATATACTACCTTGTGCTCTTATAGATTCTGCTAGTTTTTGTTGTCCTTCAAATTGAGCCTCTGCAACTTTTTCTTGTAATTTCAGTTGGTTAGCTGTTGAAGCTCTTGATTGTTCTAATTGGTTAATATCTTTCTGCTTCTCCATCGCTGTGACGGATGCAGATTGGGCATCTAATTGTGCTTTAAATAAATCTTGTTTTTGTTGGTCTTTAAAAGCAGAAATTTGTATCTTGTTAAGATAGTCTTGTTTTGCTTGATAATTAGATCTATCTACCGCTGCTTTCTGTGCTCGGTACTGTGCCATCTTTGCTTGACGATCTGCCATTGCAGAGCCAACACCTGATATACCAGCTAAAGCGAGTGTTACTGTACACATAGTTTGTAAAATTCAATAAGGGGTACACCATTGTAAACTTTGTAATTGAGAAAATTAAACTTTAACAGTTTGAGCAATTTAATATGTTGCTCATTACGCATGTCTGCATAATTATGTAGATAAGGATTAGATAGGCTGGCTATCCAGCGTTTTGACTCTTTAATAAATGTATGTGGATACTCAGTACTGGCATCAGTACATAACATCCATATTGCATTTGTAGAAGTCACCCCTGCCACTCCAGCAGTCTTGCCGTTGGGAACCTTAAAATGTACACAATATGTAGAATTATAATATGCTTGTAAGACTGCAGCTACTGCATACAATCCTGTTGTTTCTTCTGCTTCACGCTTATCTTCCCAGCGTAGGTTCAGCCCTACCTCCAAAGCTAACTCTGGAGTGCAAGGCTGAATATACTTACCTTCGTACATGTCGTTTGGTGTTGTAAATGCCGTCCCAGCTTGCTGAGATTAAGGCGGTGGAAAAGGGTTGATTCATATATATATCAAGAATATATTTGTCGTTTTTACGTTGTATTGGTACTCGTACACTTTTAGTTAATTGTGAGGCGTGTGTATTTGCTTTACTATAATCAGTTATTATACCTGTCTCCTGTTGTACATAATCGTCAATATCCTTGACTACATTACCAGCAGAATCAACATATGTAAGTTTATTTTTTAATGCAAACATCATATGACCACCTTCTCCTATTTCAAAGTTCATACCAGATATACGTAACTCACCATCTGTATCGTAAGCATTCTGACCTAAATTTACATAGTATGTAGGTAATTCAATCTGAGTAATATATAGATACCCTACAGCAATTTTTGAATTTGAACTTGATAAAACTATATTATTAAAGGTAGCAGTCGTTCCTGATGATGAATCTGCAGATTTCACAACACCTGCTATAGATTCTCCAAAAGCATCAGTACCAGACAAACCAACCATGTAGAAACCTATTGGGTTGCTGCCCACAGTATATGGTACACTAACTACTGATCTAGCAGGTTCAGTAGTACTCTGACTATAACCAGCTATAGAACTAGGTATAGTCATATGCTCTAAATGGGCTTCAAACGACCTATCTGTACCAACCTGACTACTTAGTGAAGGAGTAGAACCATCAGTTATTGTATAACTTCTATCAGAAGTTGTATCAGTTACATACTCATGTCGACATAGTTTATACGTACCACCTGCATATACAACTGCAAAAAAATTACCACCTGTATAGAACATATGCTGATAAGTACCTAAAGGGGTACTCCAAGTATACCATGCAGATTGTTCTCTTTTATTATCAGCGTTATAATACTTGTAATGATAACAAAAACCATCATTTTTTTTAGCATATGTAGTAATACCTATAGATGCTGAGTTAGCTGACATAGTTATATCTTTTGGTAGAAACTCTGGTACAACCCTAGTTTGTTCTATAATTTGAGCAGGGGCATCATCGTCTACAACAACAGCTTCAAATGCTCTAGCATACGCAGATACACTAGATGTAAACAACACGGATGTACCAAGATCTACAGGCTGTATAGTTGAGTCACATTCATAACTAGCTATTTTTTTTAACCTAACAGTTTTAGGACTGAATATATCAGATTCTGTAAATAATAAAAACTGACCGTTATCACTAAACATCATTACCCCTTTATTTATAGGTAATGTATGATTTATAAATGCTGGTTTTATATCTGATACACTTATATCTATTGGGTTATTGTCACTAGCTGCTATAGCTGAAACAGTAAATAAATTAAAATATGACCCTGGCTGACTCATTACTATCTGTTCATCAGCAATTAAACCTAATCTGTTTCTATGAAAAAACAAGTTACTTATTTCTTTACCAACTATGGATGGCATAGGGTTTGATACATTATCACCTACTTCTCTGTCTTTCCAGTAATTGTCAGTGCTACCTGCATTAGCAAGATCTAATGTAGTAAAAGTAAATGTACCGTCTCGATTATTTATTAAAGCGTGTGGCATTGAGTCAGGGTTTAAGCCTAACTTTATTGTTTCCGTACCGTTAAAATTATGAGGTCTTAGACATTCTTCATAACTTCCAGAACCACTTACACTATTGTCAGCTACAAACTTTAAATAATAATCATCAGTATCTAGTTCAGCAGTATTAGATACTTGGACTATATAGCCATGCTTATTCATATTTGGCAACCTACTAACATCCTGTGCAGTTGTAGATATAACACTCATGTTTTCGTTTACACTACCACCTAGAAAGTTCACATTTTTTGCCGATGTACCATTAAGATACAAACCACTACCTATAACTTCAGCAGAAACATTAACCAGTCCACTATTAACAGAATCTTTTAATCCTTTTAAAATAGTTGACATAGATAAAACACCTTGATCAGGATTCTTAGGAGTTTTAAAATACCCTATTCCAGTTACATCTCGATATGTTTGTACCTCTTCTACAGCTTCTACTGAAACACGATATTTCTGTTGATTAACAGTACCATTACCTGTAATTACTGTTACATATAAACTTTCTGCAGTTGCTTTACTAGTTGATCTAATTAAACCACCGTTTTTAAGTGTAATTGTAGCTGTGTAACGGTTGTCGTAGTCTTGAGTATATCCTAAAAAGTCAGCACTTGCTCCTGTATTATTATTAAAATTTGCTGTGTTATTTGCAATATAAGCAACACCATTTACTTGTAAACTACCCTCAAGATTTTCAGTAATATTATCTCCATTAACTATAACATTACTAGCAGCTTGTCCATCAATAGTTCCAGTAAGTTGAACATCCGTACCACCAGAAAATGAAAAAGGTGCAGAGGCAGCAAATCGTGTACCTGCATCTGGGTTTCCCCATGTTGAACCAGCAAGATTAATTGTACCATTACTATTAGTTGGCCCAATAAAATCTACTTTTAAAGAAGTGACTCTATAATAGGTGTTAGGTGTAGGAGGATTGGCTACTGTAGTATTATATAAAACATATTCAGTATTATAAGCAATAGTATCTAATCTTACAAATGAATAATTCCCACTGTCTAAAGCTGTTGGTGAATTACTAGTGCTTTCAGTTACAGTTTTTTGTGGATTAGATATAAGAGTATAGTCTTGAATAGTAGTTACCCCGTAAGGCTCTGTAGCGTTAGCTAGATAATTATACACACTAGATCCAGCACTAGGAAGTACCGTCTGTGGGTTGCCATTTGACAAATCCCATACTCTAATAGGCATGCTACCACTGTTAGCAGGTGTGATTTGTACTAAATATTTTTCATCTCCATCTCTTAATATTTCATACCAATGACCTGTTGAAGTAGCATTAGTTAATGTTCCCACAAATTCTCCAGGGGGACGTTTTTTAAGACCAAATGTTATGTCTGGGACAGCATTATCACACGACCTTAACTGTCCTAGAAATTTTATTTTATCTGGTTGTTGAGATACACCCCCTAAAAAATTTGGTATACGTTGATTGATTGCTGCCATTACATTCTTCTTAATACTTTAAATGGGCGATAGGTAGAGTTAGCATCATGCTGATATTGAAAATCACTAAAAATATTATAATCACCTTGCCTAGTTTCATACTGCAATGCTAAGGCTCTTAAAGCCGCTTCATCCGCTTCAATTAACTTAGCAGACTCAGTATTGTTTACCATACGGTTAGAGGCGATTCTAGAGGCTCTACAGGTTATATAGTCTTTAAATGGTTGTGGTATATCTTGAAAATCTATCATCCATATAATATCAAAATATAATTTCTCGCAATTTGTAAAGGTAAAAGTATGACCTTTTTTATCATAAACTTTCATTATACCATTATCAGTACGCCTTACTACATCAAAATCTTTACCATGTTGATGTATATTTAAATCTATTTGTAAGATGTTATTAGGTATAATACATTGGTTGTTCCCATCAAGATTGATAGGATACTCATTCTCTGTGTTATATGACCATCCCTCAGCTTGAACCTCACGGCAGACTTGCCTTAGAGTCTTCTGTGCTATAGCCACTTCGGGGCTTTGAACCTCTAAAGTGTTAACTGGGGATTCTCCAACGCTCATCAGGATTGAGTTTACAGCATCTAGTTCGGTAGACACTCCGTAAGTTATTGCTGACATAAAAAAAAGGGGGACACGAAGCCCCCATATAAAAAATAAAATTAACCGTTTGCAGGGTATGTTGTACCAAATGCAGTTGGCTTTGTAGTTGTTCCTGCGAACAATTCTACACAAGCTGCAGGGTTTACAAAATCTGCTCCCATAGCTAGTCTTCCTAGGATGACATCGCCTTGATATACAACTGACACATCGCCAGATGTTACCTGTACCTGTGGCCCTATTGTTTCTACTACACCTGCAGCTTCTCTTTGGAAGATTAATCCACATGTGTTAGCGAAAGCAGTAGAAGCACCGTAGTTGTTACGAGTACCGTAGTTGTTACCTGTAACTGCTGTAGCTGTTTCAACTGATTCAGATACGAATGAACCTGTATTTCCAGGATCTATTGTATCAAGGTCAGTAGCAGCTGATGCACCAGAAGATGGAGCATACTTAGTACCATACTTAGAGAAGAATGGAACATTCATTGATTTGTAGATTTTTATACCTGCAATCTCAATTACACCATTTCCGCTTTGTAAAGATGTACCTTGTACGTCTCTGTTAATTAGTCCGTTGTTACTTGCACCTTGTATAAGAGCATAGTACTGACGTGGGTTTAGTACTGCGACTCTTCCATCATCAGATACACCCTTTTCGTCTAGTGCTGCTGCTGCATCATAAAATGCTGTTACAAGATGACCGTCATTAAGAGCATCATCAGCATTTGAACCAGCACCAACTTGAACTTGTGTACCACCTGGTTCTACGAAACCACTGAGTGATACTGGGCTAGCCTGTCTAGCACCTTTTGCTATAGCTCTGAAGATAAGTCTATCATACTTTTGAGCAAGAGCATATCCAATCTTCTTGGAAATTTCTCCTCTCATTTCATAGTGTGCTAGTGTCTCATCTAACTCATATACAAATGCAGAACTGATGAGTAAGTCATCAACTGTAATAGTTTTTTCTGCTATTGGAGGAGTTTTGTCAGAGTTTCCTAATATACTGTTGCCAGGAGTGTGGTATTCCGCACTTGTGCGTCCAGTATAGATGAACTGCAAACTCTTACCGTTGGTAAGTGTACGCTTCATAACAA